ATGGCGGAATTCGGCGTGAAATACTGGGCGGAGCTGCGGTCGCGGTACAAGGGCGTGCTGTGGCGCGTGGAGATTGCCGAGCGCGGATTTACAGGTACGGCCGAGGAGATGGCTTTCGACGGCTGCACGCCGCTGCAGATCACCTGGGAGAAGCGCGGCGACGAGTTCTACGTTCCGGTCAAGGCCTCAGAGGCAACCATCAACATCCTCTGCCGCGAAAACTTCCGCTACCTCTCGCTTTTCACCTCCGACCCGCGGCAGTTCCGGGTCTCCATTCTCCGCAGCGGGCAACTTTACTGGCGGGGTTACGTCACCGCCGATCTCTACTCCGAGGCCTTTGCAGCGCCTCCCTATACCGTCTCGGTTAAGGCCGTCGATGGATTCAACCTGCTTTCGAGCATCCCGTTCCGCGACCTTGTGCGTATCGGCACGACGGGACGACGCACGCTGTGGGAGTTGCTCTGCGCCTGTACCGATCTGTTGGAACTCGATCTCGATATGGCGGACTGGATGGATCTGCATGCCGAGGGCATGGACGAGAACATCTCTCCGTTGCGTCAGACCTACCTCGACCTCGAACGGCTCTACTACGTCTACGAGGAACCGACCTACCGCGACATTCTTGAGCTTTGCCTGCGGCCGTTTGCCGGGCAGATCTTCCAGTCGAACGGTGCGCTGCATATCCGCCGTGCCGTGTCGCTCTATCGCACGGAGCGTCCGATGAGTTTCTACCGCGTCGGTACGGAATATCCCGTGGGACGGATCATCGCGGGCGGCGGACGACGATTGGTCATCCATACCGGAGCGCAGGTCATTACCTCTGCCGCACGGGCCGCAGTCGACGGCATGTGGGACGGCGACCTGCATATTCCGGGTGAAGCCACGCTGGATATTGTGCCGGCCCTGCGCCAGGTGACCGTCGATGTGAAGAACAAGAGTCTGCCCAACCTCATCGACCATCTGGGATTCTACCGCAGGGATGCATGGACCGACCCGTATGGATTCATCTCGCAGAAGAGTGCTGCGGAGTTGTCGTTCGTCGGCGATGACGACCATCAGGGCGTGGAGATTGCGACGCGTGGCGAGCACGTCGAGCAATGCAACTTCCCGCTGACGTGGGAGTGTGGCATGCAGGTCTATCACAGCGAGTGGGGACTGGGTGTGATCCACAATCCGAATACGACTGTTACCGTCGAGGTACATTACGGCGTGCGTATCGTCGGAGAAGGTGCAACCTATTCGCTCTCCGAGGGTGGAGCGTGGGTTGCGGGCGACCGGGAGATAGTTCGGGAGATGAAGACCGGAAGCGAGGAGAATATGAAGATCGAGATCGACGGCATTCCGTGCGACGGCGAGTGGCAGTTCTTCTTCCGGCAGACGCTCATCGGTCGTGTCACTTCCTACGGTGACCGGGAGGACGGCACCACGTCGGGTCGTACCTCGGGACATCTCGAAAGCGTCGCTTTCCGCAACATGAGCCTTACGATCGACGCCGGGGATCGTTATGATGCCGGGCTGCATTACGAGGCGCTGGTCAATCCGGCAAACAATGTCGATATGGGTATCACGTTCCCCGTGGGCGACATTCCGGCTGTGCCGAACGACCGGCTGCTTTACTCGCTCTACTACCTCGATGCGGCGGGCGGCCCCACGCGCATGTGGCACACGAAGGGGCGCCGCGATTTCGGAACGCTCGTGGAGCATGTCGTGCAGGGAGCGCTGCGCTTCCGCCAGCAGCCGAGTCGCCGCATCACGGGCGAACTCTTCACCGGTGCGCATCTGGACATGAACACCGTCGTGCGCGACGACAAGTTTCTCCATGCGGCCTACGCCGTAAATTCTCTCGAACTCAATGCGCTTGACGACAGTTACGATTGCGAACTGGTCGAGATGCCGGGGTTGCTCGCGACGGAAACGCCGCCCGAAGGCGACGACTGCATCGAGGTTGCCGCGTTGTCGTTTACGGTCGGCAAGGTGATTCGTTGTCTCAACCTGCTATTGTTGCAGGACGCTTCGCAACGAACGGTTTATCTCTTCGATGCAGCGACCCGCTCCGTGCGCGAGATCTACCGTCGCGACGAACCCTTTGCGATGTACGAGGCTGACGAGGGGGTCGTTACGGTCGAGGGTACGCGGCTGTGCTTTGTCGATTGCCGGGGCATCGTACAACATCTCCTTGATCTTGTGGAGACATATCACTATCCGGCCACACGGATGGACGGCTACTTTCATATCCTGAAGGAATACCGTCAGTATGTCGGGCCGCGCAGCACATCGGCTTCGGCCTCCGACGACGCCTATTGGCGAACCTACCGCTACCTGAACCGACCGGAGTATCCCTATGACGAGGATGATGCCTACCATCGTGGGCCGAACACCACGGGGACCTCCATGTCGGGCGAAATCCTCGAACTGCGACGTACGGCCGACACGCTCGTAATCAATACTTCGCAGTACGCCTATCTGCATGACCGCCGCTTCGACAAGCCCTGCATGATGCAGCGGTTGGAGGCCGGCGCACGGATCGTAACCATCTCGGACCGTCTTCTCGGGATGAATCTCGGCGAGGAGTTTCTCCTCTATCGTCGGGATTCGATTACCGGACGCACGCTGCTGCAACGCCGAGCCGGGCCGGTCGACTGTGCCGATCAAACGTTAAGCGAGGTGGCCGTGGCGCACGAAGGCGCAGTCTCGCTCATCGGGCTCGACGACGGCTCGCTGCGCGGTGTGAAAAACCGGTCGGGAGCCGGGCAGCCGCTTGCCGGACTCTTCTATATCTGGGGCGATCTCTACCTCATACGCGAACGCTCCATCCACAAATACATTCCCTGAATCATGGAGACACTGAGCCTTATTCTGAACTTCGTGCTGGCCAGCGGACTGGCCGGTACCATTCTCTTCTTCCGCTCGAAACGGCGCAAGGCCTCGGCAGAAGCCGACTCGGCGGAGTTGGAGAACACCGAGAAGATCGTGGCCATCCAGTCCGAGCAGATCACACGGCTGGACGGCCGCGTGGAGAAACTCGAAGAGAAGGTCGACAAACTCGAAATCATCATCGAGCACAAGGATGTGGAGATCGACCGCAGCCGCATCATCATCCGTCAGGCCTACAAGTGCGACACGCCGCCCGAACACTGTCCCGTGCTGATCAAGCGGGCCGAGTTGGAGCGGAGGCGCAAGGAACACGATACCGCAGAACCGAAACGACCGTAAGATGACACGAGGACTACGCAACCGCAATCCGGGCAATATCCGCCGCTCGAAGACCTGCTATCTGGGCGAGGTGACACCTTCGCGCGACGCAGCCTTCAAACAGTTCGAGACGATGGCGTGGGGTTACCGTGCGATGTTCGTGCTGCTGGACTCCTACCTTCGTCGGGGATATGGCACCCTGCGTCAGATGATCGCACGCTACGCTCCGCCGGTGGAGAATCATACCGAAAACTACATCCGCTGCGTCGCCACGTGGTCCGGCGTCGATGCGGACGAACCGCTCGACACGCACGACCGTGCGACCATGCTCGCCGTTGTGGCGGCGATGAGCCGCATGGAGAATGGCCGCGAAGCCGTGATGTCCGATGTCGAAGCCGGATGGACACTCTTCATCCAACACAAACCATAGACCCACCATGTCCCGAAGAATCGCCGACCTCCTTATCAAGATCGGAGCCGACTCCTACGAGTTCCAGCAGAAGGCGCAGCAGGTCGAACGCGACCTCGGCTCGCTCGAAAAGCGGCTGACCTCGCTCGGCAAGTCCCTCTCCGTGAAACTCACGGCGCCGCTTGCTGCACTCGGGGCCGTGGCATTGAAGAATGCCGATACGCAGCAGCAGGCCGAGCAGCGTCTGCTCACGGCACTCAAGGGGCGCACGGACATCCAGCAACGGCTTATCGCGCAGGCGGCCGAATTGCAGTCGCGCTCCGTGCTGGGCGACGAGGTGGTCATCGGGCAGCAGGCCTATCTGGCTTCGCTGGGAATGACCGAGGAACAGATCGGCCGAGTGATCGAAGCCTCGGCGCAGCTGTCCGCCGCTACGGGGATGACGCTCGACAGCGCCGTGAAGAATCTCGCCAAGACCTTCGGCGGTCTGACCGGCGAACTGGGTGAAAGCATCCCGAAACTGAAGGAACTGACCGTCGAACAGCTGAAGAACGGCGAGGCCGTGGACTTCATCCTCGAGAACTACAAAGGATTCGCCGAAAGTGCCGCGCAGACGGCACTCGGACCGTTGCGTCAGTTGAACAACGCCTGGGGCGATTTTCTCGAACAGATCGGCGCCGCGATGATGCCCTTTGCCACGAAGGTAACCCGGGCACTGACCGTCGTCGTGCAGATGCTGCAGTCACTATCGCCCGCCATGAAGCAGGTGCTGGTCGTCGTGGCGGGACTGACTGCAGCCATCGGTCCGCTGTCGCTCGGAATCGGAGCCGTTATCAAGGTGCTGCCGATGCTTTCGTCCGGACTGACCGCTCTGCTTTCACCCGTTGGACTCGTTGTTGCGGCAATCGTCGCCCTGGGTGCGGCCTTTGCATACGCCCGTATCGAGAAGCAGAAGATGATCGACGAGATGGCCGAGAGCGACTCGCTCGAAGAACTCGAACGCAAACTCCGCGACAACCTTGCCCGACAGAAAGCCGTCATCGACGAAACTACCCGCACGCGGCTTGTGCCCAACTTCGGCGGTCTGGTGGCTGGATTTACCATCCAGAAAGTTCCCGACGAGTCGCAGCTGGCTCCATTGCGCAGGGAGTATGAATTGCTGACGGCCGCCATCGAGAAGAAGCGCGAAGCGGAGAAGAAGGCAGCCGATGCGCAGGCAGAGATGGACCGCATCACGGAGCTGGCCCGGCAACAGACCGAGGAACTGATGGCCTCGATGAATGCGGCAGCAGACAACACTGACCAGACGACGGGCATCATCGGACGACTGCAGAAGCAGATAGAGGAGCTTGAAAAGCGCAAACTTCTGCCCGAATCGACGCTCGAGGATATTGCTGCGGCAAATACCGAGATTGCCCGTCTGCGCGAAGAGTTGCAGCGAATCCAAAACCTTACACCCGGGCAACTGGCCCGACCGACCTTCGGGTCGCTGCTCCCCGAAGGTGTGGAACTCGAATTGCCCACACCTGAATTGAAGATGACCAATCTGGCACCCGTAGCGAGCGACTGGTCACGGCAGATGCAGCTCCTGTTCGCTTCGGTCCGCGAAGGCCTTTACGGGTGGGCCGACGACACGGAGAGCCATCTCGGTCAGAATCTTCTCGATACGGTAGCAATGGTCGACAACTACACCACGGCGCTGACGGCCCGCGGATGGTCGTTCTCCGCGGCACTCGAACATGTACACGGTGCCATCGCCGAGGTGATGCAGCGTTTCGACCAGCAGGTCTCGAAGTTCATGGCCGACAGCATCGTGGCAGCCGCTGAAGCCATCGGGCAGATCATCACGGGAGACCTTGGATTCGGCGGGTTGATGAAGGCGATTCTGACGCAGTTCGCCTCCTTCCTGAAGAACATCGGCACGCAGCTCATCGAGTTCGGCGTGATGATTCTGGCCTTCAAGTCGGCGTTGCGGTCGGTGCTGTGGAATCCCTGGGCGGCAATCGCCATCGGTGCGGCGATGGTGGCGGCCGCAGCCGTGATGACGGCACTCATCAATAAGAACGCCGGCGACAGCGTCCCGGCACTTGCGAACGGAGGTCTGGCCTACGGACCTACCTACGCCATGGTCGGCGATAACCTCAATGCCCGCACCGACCCCGAGGTCATCGCCCCTCTGTCGAGATTGCAGTCAATGCTCCCAACAGCCGGAGCCGCACAGCAGATACAAATAACCCTTGGCGGTCAATTGACTGCCAAGGGTCGTGATCTGGTCTATGTTCTCGGCAAGGAGAACTTCAAGTCAGAGGTGTTGGGCGGTATGAAATTTAATGCTTATCCTTGATAATACCTTGCAAAATATTGATTATATTTCTATATTTGAACAATAAATATAATAATTGTTATTCGTACTATTATGTGGTTAAACATTATTGCTATTATTTTTTTGATCTGGGCTGGTCTTAAGGTTATAGATTTAATTGTTGAGATGTTTGCTGTATTTGGTGGAGATGGGGTTCAGCCTTATGATATTGTATGGTGGATTTCACATCCAATAAGCATACGGGGATTATACCTTTTTGAGGTACCCATGCTGGCAGGAGTATTTATATGGATATTTCTTATTTGTGGAACATATTGGGCAGTTACATACTTTATATAATTTCCGCACAACGATTTAAAAAGGAACAGTTCGGAGAATACCGAACTGTTCCTTTTTATAGGGACATCGTCTTAATATTGAAGATCAATGCCCATGTACCTTTACCCCGTATGAACGATATCCGCATCAAAGACCTGACGAGTGCCGCGGGGCAGTTGGATGAATTCGACAAGTTCGAGTTCATCGTTGATGTGCCGTCGGCCGAGGCGTCGATGAAGGTCTCGGGCAAGGAGATCAAGGGCGTAATGGCTCCCAAGCAGCATATCCATGCCCTTGACGACGTGTCGGGCCTGACCGGTGAACTGGAGAAAAAGCTGGACAAAAAAGGCGGCGCAATCACGGGTAACCTCTCCGTCATGGGCGACACCTATCTGCGACGACTGCATCTGGAAGAATTTCTCGAGGTTCCTGAATATCGTTACAACCGGGTCGAGACGCTCGTCGGCGACAAGTGGTCGGCTCCGGGATGCGGCATTGTCGCAGCGGTTGCCGGGGAGGTCTGCACGCTGACCGTCAAACTTGAGGAGGGCGAAGTCGGCACGCTCCGCGAAAACGACCTCTGCATGGGTATCTTTCTGAATGCTGCAACAGACAATATAACAGATAACACTGTCGATTCGGACGACTCGTTCGGCAATCGTACCTATGCCGGCTTCACAACCTGCTACTTCCGTCTTGTGGAGTGCCTCGACCCGATAAATTACAGCGAATGGCGCTACGAGTTACGCGACGGTTATCCCGTCCATCCGCAGGTGGCGATGCACTTCGTGGCATTCGGCAATACCTCCGATCCGGAACGTCAGACCTCCCGCTATGAGACCCGCACCTACATGCGCTTTCTGGTCGGTATGAACGACTGGAGGATCCGCACGGAGAACATTGCCGCACAGTTCGGCGACCTCTCGAACCTTGCGGCGCACGGACTCGACATGACCGGCTATTCGGCCTATCTGAAGAATATCTATCTCACTGGTTTTCTATCCGACCGCACGGGCGACTCGTGGTTCGATTCCGCCACGGGCGAGATGCAGCTCTTCAACCGCACGACCGGCTACGGAGTTTCGTTCCGCGATGGCATATTGCGTCTCGGACGCATCGACCCGGCGAAGCCCGGCAGCGGCACCGACTTCGATGCGTTGCTGCAAAGCATTTCGGAGACGCAGGAGGTGCTGCGGCAGATCAACTCCGATGCCTGCGTTTCACCCGTCGAGAAATCGTTCCTGCGCGAACGTGGGCAGGATATCCGCAACGAGTATGAACAACTCCGTGCCGAGGCGCTTATGCGCATCAGTACGGAGGGCTATCGCTTCGTCGACGGCAAGGTGCTCACGGCAAACGGGCAACGACGTGTCGCCCGACTGTTGAACGACGAGTGGACGCCCTACGAGGAGGCTTTTCTGGCGGCTGTGGCGGCCATCGAGCACTATACGCAGGCGGAGCCCGAGTTCATCCCCATCGGCGAAGATTTCGCCGCGCTGGAGCGTTACTATGACGCCCGTCGGGAGATTGCCGGAGTGTTGAACCGGGCAACGGAGGCTGCGAGTGATCTGGACTATTTGCGGGAGAACTTCCGCGATATTTCGACCGAGATAGACGGAACGAGCGGCGTGGTGCTGTCGGGATTCGTCGGCGTGAAGGATGCCGGCAATTCGAAGGTTGTGGCCGGCATGGCCGGGGCCGAGATAGAGGGAGCAGCCTCCGGGAAGCACGGCAAGTTGATGCTCTTTGCCGGGGCCGACGGCATACGCAACGCGGCAACGGCTACAACGCGCATCTACGAAGATGGGCACATGGAGGTCGGCAGCGGCATCTTCAGCGGCTACTCGAAGGTACTTTTCAAACAACTCGACGAAGAGGGTACGCTTTACGATGCCGCGACCCGCAAATACACCGTCGACCGCAACTTCAACCTCGTGATTCTCGGCGAGCGGTATGAAGAGTACCTATTTTGGCTCAATCTGCCCTCGTCGGCCGACTTCATCGGCAGCGTGCTCAACCTCTACGATTCGCCCATCCGTACCCGAAGTGCCGCCAATCTGATTCTCGCAGCCGATGATCCGCAATCGGGAATCGTAACCACTCTCAAACGGGGCCTTTACGGCTTCGAACCCGTCCCGCGCATCGAGACCTACGGCGGGGTCATGCAACTGCTGGCCGTGCCTACGATCTATCCCGACAAGTGCATGTGGCACGTAACGTATCAATACATGACCGAATTCAAAATCTACGAAGCATAAACACTATGGCAGAGACAACCATCGAGGGCATCACGCTCTCACAGTTACCGAAGGTAACGACCCTGGCAGCGAATGATCTGATAGAGATCGACCGCAACGGCACGGGCGCCACCGTGAGTTACGTAAATCTGGTCGAAGCGATGGCCGATTCGCTCGGACTTGCCGGTGTGGCGGAGGCCCTGGAACAAATCATCGGATAGCATATGGCCGCAGACTTTACTACTCTTGTTACGAGGCTCGACACGGTACGTCAGACCCTGGTCGCCACACTCCGCACGAAGGGTGTCGATGCCGCAGCGGACGATTCGCTGACCGTGCTGGTCGGCAAAGCCTCGCTTGTGGACAGCACGAGCGGCATGAACCAGATCCGCAACGGATACCAACTCTTCCGCAACAATACGACGATGGTCGCATTTCCGGAATTCGATACGGCATCGTTTGATTCGATGTACCAGATGTGTTACGGATGTTCGGCCCTGGAGCGCGTGCCGACACTCGACACCTCGCTTGTCGGGAACATGATGTATATCTTCTATGGATGTACAAATTTAGTCGAGATCGGCGGATTGGACACTTCGCTCATCACCTCGGCATCGGAGATGTTCCATGGCTGCAAAAATCTGCAACGTATCGGCGGCGTACTGGATTTCTCGAACGTCCAGTCGCAGATTGATTCGACATTTGTCTCCTGCGCGGCACTGGAGGAGGTGACCTTTACTGGCAGCATACATGTCGATGTGGCCGTGAACGGCTGTCCGAAACTGACGGTCGCATCTTTGCTGTCGCTGCTCAATGCGCTGGCGCCAGGTGTCACCGACAAGGAGTGTCGCATCGGCTCCAGGAATCTCGCAAAACTCTCAGCCGAGCAGCAAGCCATTGCCACTGACAAAGGATGGACGCTGATATAATCTTCAATATCAGAAAAGAGGGTTGTTTACTTTAAACGAGCGGATCGCCCGCTCCTTTACGACATCACCCTCCTCCATACGGCCGATCAACAACGGCGACGACGGGTCATGCAACACCCGGTTCCGACACACCGTCTCCACATCGGTGTTGGCATAGCAATACAGACAGCCGTGGCTGCATGTATCATAGGCCCCGATATCCACACTCTGCACACATCCACACTCCGGCCGTTGGTTCCTGTCCTTGGCGACATTCAATCGGACCCCCAGCAACTCTTCAATCAACATACGGTCGACGCATAGGCCATGCCGGATGCCCATCAGCTCCAGGTCTATCCGCTCCGCGCAGCTCTGGATCCGGATGCCATAGCTTGATGCGATAGCCGCCAGCCCCGCAGTCAATCGGGTGATTTCATCCGCACTCGGTTCCAGGACCGTTGTCGTCCTTAAATTGCGCTGCGTCTTCTGATACAGATCCACAAAACTGATCACGCAGGTTTGGGTATAGGATGCCAACCGTTTGGCGATTGCCTCAAAACCGTGCAGATGATAGCGGACATCCATGCTTTGCGAGAACAGAATCGGGTCATACCTCCAGATAACCCGCTTGGGACCAATCCGGTCGGACAGCTGTCTGAACGTGTCGATCACAGCCTCCTTCTGCGGGAGCCCCGTCTCCAGTTCCCTGCCGTATGGAGTGACCGTAAACTGGAAATAGTACATGTAGTCCGCAAGTTCGCCCAGACGCGGCAGCATCGGCGCCGGATTCTTGCTCCAGAAAACGATGCAATCAATCACATCGGAGGATAACCGGATTTTGCTGACCTGATGCCGGTTCATCGGATTTCGGACGCACACATACCCCTCCCGGATCCGGTTGTAAAACCAGTCCGAATAGAAGGCGGGGATATCGGTTCTTCGGCTAACGCTCAGTATCATCGCGAATCAGTTTATCGTTTCGCCGCACTTTGCAGACGGCACCCGAGGCTGCGGCGTACATCGGCCCAACCGGTCTATTTGCGCTCGGGGTCTGCTTCCGCCGCAGGCCGATCCTTCCAGAGCCACCACTTGCACTTCGCCGGATCGGGATTCTCCGTGTTGACGAAATAGACGACCGCGCGATAAAGATACAGCTGACAGCGGTCAATTTGACACCCCCGCAGACGACACTCCTCGGCATAGAGTTCCTCGGCCGTCTTGCCCTTCAGCGATTCGATGGTCGTGTATCCCATGGCCAGCAGATCCGCTTCGGTCCGCGGCCCGACGTTTGGTATTTTACGCAGTTCAGTCATGGCTGTCTGGTTTTCCGTAGAGCCGCTCCAGATCGAGCTTCTCGATGCGCGAGCGGATAGCGCTGGGCTTGCGCTGGAAGTGTGCGGATAACGCTTTCACCGTCGCGCCTTCACACCACATACGCGTCAACTCCAGATCCTCCGCCTCGGTCCAGGGCAGGTAGGCATTCGGATACTCCTGGCGGCAGGCATAGACCGAGTAGGTCGGTTCACCGGTCAACTGCTTATAGGCCCGCAGATAGCGCTTCAGCCGCTTGACATCCTTATCCGAAAGGTACGGCAGGCGGCGAATATCCATGTTGTCCGTCAAGTCGTTCAGCTTGACCGCCACGGCCAGCGGATTGCCCTTTATGCGGGCAATATAACGGTCGTAGGGCTCCTCCTCGGCGTGGGTCAAGCACCGCAACGCCTCGATGATTTCGGGCGCAAACCCCTCGGCCGCCAGCCCCTCCAGCGTCCAGTCGCTATCCTCGACCACATCGTGCAGCACCCCGACGATCTTCTCTTCGGGCGTTTTACCCGCGGCCATGATCCGCAGCGGGTGACCGATATAGTCGTTCCCGGCCTTGTCGCGCTGGCCACGGTGTGCCTCAGTAGCTATCTCGATGGCTCGTTCAAGGGTACTCATGCGATTGTCTTTAGGTTAGATATCGTTTTCTGCCGGATGTCGGTATCTAACAAAGTTAAATAAAATTTGTAGAAAACGAAAAAAGGGAGGCTAAAACCTCCCTGCTACAAGTTGTTTTTGTGTTATCCGATAACGACGAATTCATCCTCCTCCGGGATGACGGCCAGGCCGCCCCAGGTGCCGTGGAGTTGTCCTATGGCATCGATGTATTCGACCGAGCCTTCGCGTCCGTCGTAACGGCTGTCCTCGCCCGTTAGATGGATGATGCGGATCTTGTCGCCAACTTTCACTTCCATGATTATCGTTTTTTGAGAGTTAATCCAATGTGCGCATGATGCGATGGTAATCTGCCGCCTTGAGCCCGTGAAGCGAGATGTCGATTGACCTGCCATCTGTTGTCCAATGGAAATGTTCGGAACCATAGAACCGCTCCAAAACGCGGCAGGTGTGCAGGTTCCACTCGGTCCGATGCAGGTTCAGGATCTCGATGTCATCGGCCGTTGCCTCCTGCCGTTCTGCTTCGCGGGCCGCGCAGCGTTTGAGAAAGGCAAGGAACTCATCGATCATCGCAATCCGGATATTGAGTGCCTGCCACTCGGGACCGTATTCATCGTTTCGCTGCATCTCGTCGCACCGCTCAACGTAAAGCGCGCGCTCATCCTCCCACTGTTCGATCATCAGTCCGTACATCATATTATTTTGCTTGAAAGGTTTATTGGTGTTGTTGCTGCTCTTCTAATTTCCAGATTGCGGTCAGCAGGCTGTGGATCTCGTCATTGATGTGCAGGTTGCGCTCCAACAGCGTATCGTAGTCCGACGTACCACGGCGATTCTCTTCGGCCAGATGGAGCAACTGTTGGCGGTTGCGCTCAAATTCGGCTTCAAGTCGGTCGATACGGCTGTTGAGTTGCTTTATTCTGGTATCCATAGTTTGCTGTTATTCAATCGTTTGTTACAGTGCAAACATAACATCATCTTTTGAAACGATCAAGTTAATCTTGTGATGTTTATTATTTTTGTTTACAAGCAATTATCACTTATTACCTAAAGTTAAAAAACAGCCCGTGAAGAGGCTGTTTTGAAGACATAAGACTGATTATGCCGGACGTTTTTCTGGAGTCGATTCTGCCAGTTCAAGAATACGTTCAATCATCTTCTTGTGCGAACTGTAGAAGTGACCGTTGTAGCCGTATTGTTCCGAGTAGCGGCCACCCTCGCAATGCCATCGACGTACGCCCGGGTACTCTATGCCATCAATGATGGCCACGGCTTCGTAATATGTGGTACGAACCTGCAGCCAGCCCCAGCGACGGTCGTAGCGTTTGCAGACCTGGCTGGAGATCAACTTGTCGGTTACGCGGTATTCAAATTCCACCTGGCGGCGGGTTCCGTTGACGATAACACTCTTCCTCATAACACACTCTCTATTAGTTATTTCGTAGAACAAAGATGGCATCACAATTCGGAACACGCAAGTCTTTTTACCTTTATTTTCAATATATTGCACGAATTATTGAAACCGTTGCTGCATGTCGGTTACAGCGTCTGAGAACACCCCTTGACAGTCAATCAATAGTTCGTTACGATCCACTCTTCCTGTCGACGGCGAGAGACCTTCGAGGCTGTGATCGTGCGTTCGATGCGGTGGATCTTCCAGCCGTACTGTGAGGCGAAGCGTTCGATCCCGGCATGCGGGAACATCGTCAGCATGAACTTGCCGCGCACGGAAGCAAGCGTCTCCAACAGCCGCATGAAATCCGCCTCGTCGAACGTTCCGTTGTAGTGGCCGCAGTCGCTGCCCACATAGGGCGGATCGACGAAATGGAAGGCTTCGGGTGTGTCGTAGCGCCGGATGAGATGAACACCGTCTTCGCACTCGACAACAACATGTTCCAGCCTCCGGCACAACTCCTCGGTGAAGGCTTCGCGGGCATTGCGGAGTTTCTGCGTCGTGGTCCCCGTACGGTCATATCCGAACGTGCCGTCGATCATCGAGGCGAAGCCCAACTTCGTACATACCCACACGGCCCATGCCCGTTCGACGGGTGTGAAGAAGGTCGGATGGGCATTGATATGCCGTGCATGGGCGTGAATCTCGCGGCTGTGGAGTGTCGCGTCGATCAACTCCTTCAGTGCCGGGTACTTCATCTGCGCCACGCGGTAGAAGTTCACCAGTTCGGTGTTCGTGTCGTTGATGACCTCGCAGCGTACCGGCTTCTTGGCGAAGAGCACGGCGCAGCCGCCGCAGAAGGCCTCGGTATAGAGCGAATGCTCGGGGATGAGCGGCAGGATGTGCTTCAGAAGCATCTGTTTGCCGCCGTAGTAGGAAATCGGAGTTTTCATGATGGTCGGTTTAACGGAGTTTCAGCCACAGGAGAATTAACAGCACAAGCAGCAGGCAGGCAGCCGTCCATTTGAGCCACGACGTACCGGTCGGATTGGGCCTCTCTTCGAGTGCGGTTTGTTCGTCGTTGCGCGCTGCGGCAAGGATGCGGCTGCGGGAGATGCTGTCGGAATGTGTAGTTCGGTCGTGTGCCGCAATGGCCTCGGTGTGGATGATGCGACGCACGGCAGGTCGGGACGTTGCGGGAATCTTCGGCGGCGGAAGGAGCGGATTGAGTGTATCGGGCGGCAGGATTGGCTCGTCCTCCGAGGACGGAGGCCACTGTACCGGTGGATAGAACTCAATGACAGTTTGACGCAGCGTTGCTAACTGTCGCTCGAACTCCTGCCGGATCCGCTCCGTAAGGGTCGAGTCCGCAATGCGAATGTCGGTACGTCGGTCGGAGTGCATCTCTCGAAGCGGTGAACAACCGCATGCCGTCGCGGCCAACAGAATAAGCGTTATTTTCGGATACATCGTTTCATTTCGGTTGCACGTTCCATGCGTTCCTGTATGGTTGGTTCATGAATCTCGCGGGAAGGAACATTCTCCCACGGCAGCGGAAACATCTCGCACATCGGCCGGCGGTCCTTGCGGTCGAGTTGCAGGCTTGTCAGCACCCATACGCTCCACCGTTCACGCTCCCATGCCTGACGAACGCTCCGTTCCTCGCGGTGTGCCCAACCGAGCCAGGCATAGCAGAACTCGGCGGGCGTCATCGCCGCAAAAACCTCGGGTGCGAAGCCCATCTGCCCGACGGCCAGGGCGAACCATCGTTCATAACTCAGGGTCGCCGCCGTCCCGCCGTCGGGCGCGGCCGGTTTGGGCCTTGCGACACGGTATCGGTACGGGCCATCTCGCCCAAACGGTCCGTGAGCGGTGAGATGCTCTCGACGAAGAGGTCCGAGACGGTCAGAATAAGCGTCGGATCTTCGTCGAAGAGGTCCCATACTTCGTCTTCGGTGTAGCGCCGGTCGTCGCCCGCACGTCGGGCTCCTTCATTGAGTCCCGTGGCGGTCAGCGCCACGATGCTGTCGAGCGTCGAGAGGGCTTCGGCCGACGAGACGGTCGTGGCGAAGTCGGCGCCGCGCTGTCGGGTGAATTCATGAATGGCGCGCAGCCCGAAATGAACCGGGTGCGGCGTACCGTGGATGATGATCTCTTTCATGGTATGCATAGTATCAAGGTTGCGGATTGTCGGCAGGAGTCAGATTCCCGCTGCCGGTAAGAGCGTAACTGTATGTGGCGTTGTCGCCCGCGGGCGTCGAGAGCGAGAAGGTCGTGATGTAGGCCTTGCCCGTATACATCTTCACAAGGCCCGTAAGTGGCGACTTGATGACCACGTCGACCAGTTTCTTGGAGAGGACGATGCCTAACAGGTCTTCCGAAGAGTGGGCATTCTCGATTGAGTCGTCGAGTACCACCAGCCCGTCGCCGTCAACCGACCAGGATATGTCGCCCGGAGCCTTCTCCTTGCCGTTGGTGTCCTTCGTGCGCAACTCCTTCATCTCCAGATCGACCTTCAGCGTGTGCGACGTGGCATGAAGCGTCGTCTTCTCATCCACAAGCAGGATGATGTCCTCGCCCTGGATAATCTTTTTCGTTCCAATGGATTCCGGCATAAGCGTCTGTTGTTTTGTGTTCAGATGATTCGAAAGGTAAGTGTGATGCCGTGCAGGTCGCCGTCGGCATAGTATTCCGTGGCCGAGGAGCGGAGGTAACCGCGGCGCCCCTCGAACCCGGCGCCCTCCAGCGCCGCGATGATGTGGTGTTTGAGTTGCTCGGCGGCAGCATAGCGGCCGTCACAGACTGCAACCTCAAAGGTGGTCACGTAGCCCGCAATGCCGTGCAGCGTACGGACCGGGGTCTCCTCCGGAACGGTGAAGGCCGCAAACGGTGTCGGCGTGCGGGCATCGACGGCCCCGGCCTGCACGCGCCCCTGCAACTCGGGAACGGCAGCCTCGATCAGGGCGATAAGGCGGGTCTTGAAATCGGTCATGGCGATACGGCTTTGAAGTTGCGGACGACGAACTTCTCGACGGCCGCGGCCAGCGCGTCGCCGAAGAGCGCTACGGTACGTTCCGATTCCTGCGTGTAGGCAATCTCCAGAAAAGGAACGGCACGCAGACCGCGCACGCTTCGCGTGAAGATCTTCTCGCCGCGTTCGTTCTCGAAGACGAGCAGCCGTCCCTTGCGCGAGGTTCGCGGGTCCTTCGTACCCTCGTGGATAAACTTGCCGTAATATTGGTTTACGGCTCCCTTACGTTTGGTACGCTCGAAGACCGGTTTGACGGCAACATCCACCTCCGACCTGGGCGCATTGCGGTCGCGGAAGCGTACGATGCGCAGTTGCCTGCGCAGACGTCCCGTGCGTGCCGGAACGCGACCCTTTGCCGTGCGGAGCATCGGTTGTGCCGAGGTGCGCAGCGCCGTAAGCAGCATCCGCTTCTGCATGTTATTGGGCAGTTGGTCCATAATGCGTTTGGCTTCGACGTAACCGTCAACTTTCAGTGTCAGCATCGCTTTTCCTGCATTTGATGTGAAGTCGCCAGCGGCGGCCCTCGGCGTGGATGGAGGTGATGTGCCGCAGTATTCCTTCGTCGCGGACAACCATATCGGGACGCAGGTCGGGAATCCACCGGATTGTATAGACCGCCTCGTTTTCGTGTGCGATACGGCCCGCATAGAGGTTTTCGCGACCACCGGCTTCGGTATATTGTGCGTAGCAGACGGCCACGCTCCGCAGACGTTGCGTACGATCGTTGTAGGCGTCGCGCTCCTCGACGTATTCGAGGATTTCGATTCGGTGGTCAAACATCGCCATATGGGGTTACCCGCCACGGAAGCAGGAGTTTTTCGGCCGTGAGCGGCAGTTCGGAGACCGAACGGCCGACCAGAGCATCCGATTCGTTGTCGTAGAGCGTACCCAGAATAAGCAGCACGGCGGCCCGGATGGCAGGCGGAAGGCTCTCTTCGTCATAGCCGACAAGCAGTGTCGCCGAAATCTGCATACCACCGCAGGAGGCATTAAACGTGAGACAGGCCGTGTAGTCGTTGGCATGCAGTTGCCACAGGTCGTCGGAAAGAGGTTCACGAGAGGCAGTGAGCCGCTCGACAGCCGTCGTCGGGACGGGCAGCCGGAGCGTCGGATGCTCGACGACGGGAAGCGTAGCTTCGATTTCCACACTCCGCTGCCGGATGAAACGTCCCGACAGGTCCTCGGCCACGGCAACAGCCATGTCGAGTTTCGCAGCAATCAGTGTATCGTCATGGGTGGCGCTGCCTACCCGCAGGTGCTGCCGGGCGAGGTCCATGGTTATCGGCGGCTCACCGTTCTCGAGAACACGCATCTTCTATGCGGATTTGTGAACCAGTTTGTGGACCGGATGCGTACCGGCATCGAGCAGCACGCCATCGACACGCGCGAAGCCGAACAGTCCGATCGAGAGGTATTCCGCAAGCAGTTCGTTAAGCCGGATGACGCGGAACGACTTTACCATGCGGATGCGGTACTTCGACAGGTCGCCGAAGAGCACCGAGGTCTTGCCGGCACCGATGTCTTCCAGATCATCGTTCAGCACATACCCCTTGCCGAAGAGCGTCGACGGTGTACCGTCGCGCGCACCTTCCTGCCAGATGTAGCGACCCGTCGAGTCCTTGATCTTGACCAGCGCCCAGAGCGTGTTGCGGTTGAACATGAACCGACCGTTGCGCGCATAGGAAGAGTCGACACCCTTGACCAGTTCGATGATGTCGTCAAGCGTGACAGCGGAGGCTGCCGGTGCCGTTTTGCAGGCTGTAGCGGCGCCCACGATACCCGAAGGTTTGCCCGTGCCGTTGCCCGAGGTGAGGTCTGCATTGATACCGCGGCCGAACGAGTCGCTCAGCAGTCCAGACAGCAGCGCTTCGAGGTCGAAGGCCGAGTCCTGCAGCAGTTCGAGCGATACGGGGACAATCGGCGTGCGGTAGGTGTAGGCCTTGAGGGTCACCGAGCCGAACGACGGCGCCGATTTGGTCGATTGCTGGTACTCGGCCACGACCGTTGCCTTCGACTCCGTGTCGTTCACCGTCGGGAGGATCAGATCGCCGCCCGAGGTCGTAGTGAGGATCGTGCCGGCCTCGAACATACCGCCGTAGGCTTTCAACGCCACCTCGATGTTCTCGGCAAGCGTTGCCGGGACAAGAACGCCGGCCGAAAGTCCGGTGAGGCCGGCCCGCTGCTCGAAGAGCGCACGGCTTTCGGGAGAGACACCCGTGGCACCGTGTTGCAGGTAGTCGCGAAATGCCGAGCGGTACTCATCAGCCTGCAGACCGGAGCCATTGTCAGTCGTTTCGCGGGCAGCGTATTGACGTTCGGCCTGCCGGCGTTCGATCTCCACGTAACGCTCCTCGGCCTCGACGGCACGATCGGCCTTCTCGTAGTCGGCAAGCAGTTGCTGCCACCGGGCCTCCTCCTCGGAGGTCATCTCGCGCCCGTCGGTTGCCGTGCGCAGTTCGTCGATCTGCGTGAAGATCGCCGCGCGGCTCTCTTTGAGGGATTTCAGTTTGCTCATAGATTTTTCGTTTCGTTCACAGGCAAACTTAATCCCTCCCAGTCGCTCCCGGGCGAAACATTGTCGCAGTTGCCGGGCGGAGAACTATTGCTTCAACTTCAACAGATCTGCCAGGCGTTTCCGCGACAGGCTCTCCATTTTGCTGCGGGACACCGATTCCGTCTTCTGCTCGCGCAGCCACTCCTGTTTGCGCTTTTCAAGACGACGCAGTGATGCTTCGGTAGCCGGATAGGCAGGAAAGGTGACCAGTGAGACATCCACTACGTGCGAGAAACGCAGAATAGTTCGCTCGTCCAGATCCAGGCCGTTCCGTGCATCGGCATACTGCCACACATCCTCCTTCACGCCGAAGCGGAACGAGCATTTCGATACGTCGCCACGCCGCACCAACTCCAACATATCGTTGCCCACGGTCGTATGCGGCGCTTCGAATGCGAAACGTAGCCCGACGTCGTCAACCTCCAGACGAAGCGTCCCGCTCGTCGTGCGGGCCAGAATCGCATCGTCGCGGTGATTGAAACACATGATAACGTCCTGCATGTCGCACCCATCGAAGGCACCCCGCGCAATTCTCTCGCGGAACCAGCCCATGATCGGTTCGCTCCAGCACTCGAATTTCGCGGCATAACCGACGATCGTCCGACCTGCCGCACCCGTATCTCGGCTCTCGATGTGCAGGTCGCCCACGAGGCTCCGGATTTCAAGGCCATCAGCCGGCGTTGTTCTCTTCTCCATATATCGCATGTTTGATTGTCTGCATGTTCATCTGCACGAAATAGGTGTCGCCTCCCTCATAGGCGTTCATGTCCTCCAGAGCGCGGATCTCGTTGGCCGATATCGCTCCGACGATGTTCATGTTCTTGTAGTATTCCGAACGAGTCTTGGCATCGCCGCGTAGCAGGCCGTTCAAGCCAAAGAGGAAGTAATATTCGCCAAACTCTTCCTCGCGCAGCAGTTTGCGGTTGAACTCTTCCTCGATACGAACCAGGTACGGCATCAGGCAGTATTGCACGAACTCCATGCCTTGGTGCTCGATGTTGTTATTTGTGGCCCGTTCGAGGTCGGCTATCATGTGGGGTGGAATGCCGTAGATGGTGGCTATCTCCGTCTTCTGGAACTTGCGCGTGGCAATGAATTGCGCATCCTCGGGCGGAATCGATATGCGCTCGTAGGTCATGCCGCCCTCCAACAGCAGCGGTACGTGGGCGTTGTGCAGCCCGACCGACTGGGCCAACAAGTCCTTTTTCAGACGCTGGTAGGCCTCGGGCTTGAGCGTCGAGGGATACTTGAAGACGCCCGACATGTTGCCACCCTGATCGAAGAAGCGTTTGCCGTAGAGTTGTGCCGAGACGGAGAGTTGGAGGTTGTCGCGATGAACGGCTATCGGACTTTTACCCTTGTAGCCGTTAATCGAAAGTCCACGCAGGTGAATCATATCGTCGTTCGGAAGCAGTTCTCCCGTGTCGAGCCGGTAGAAGAGTTCGTCGTTATCGGTGAGCAGCGGTTCGACACGTGCCGGATGCAGGAACAGCAGCCGTTCCGGACGATAATGACGGTCGCGGAAGATGCGGACGTAGCCGTTGCCCCACAGCGCACACGAAATCATCAGATGGTGCATCAGATCGAAGCGTGTGGCGTGGTTGTTGGGAGCTTGTACCAATCGGTGACAGGGATGGCCGTACTGTCGTTCGCGGCCGTGTTCCGTGCGCCGGTAAAGGTGGAGCGGCAATGTTCCTACCGTCTCGGAGAGAATACGCACGCAAGCCCATACGGCCGTAAGGTTCAGTGCACCCTCTTCGGTGATATACACTTCACGGGTGGCATCAGCGACCGTATCTGCCGAGATGACCTTGTTCACGGCGGCCTCGAACTCGGCCGAAGAGATGTCGCGCCGCTCTTTACGCCGCCAGAAAGAAAACCGCTTCATCGAATCTGCTTTGCGGCAAACTTAATGAAGCGATTCACATTTATAATACGACTTTGTCTTATTCTATTTCTTCTATAGATTCAACATAGAGAGTTTCTGACAATTTATTGGTTATATTTTGTTTTTCTATTTTTTTCAAACATTTTATTTTATAATGTGTCAATCGGATTCTAATTCCGACCAAGATTCCAAGATCTATACATTCGCCTTTATATAATTTCTCATTTATTTCGTCATATAGTTTCCATGCGCCATTAGTAGTGTCGACTTTCAAAAAATAACCTGAAAGTTCTTGATATTCATTTTCTAATCCAGTCGATTGTTTCACAATATCATATGCATTTTGTAATTTTTCAGGCGATATGCGATTATACACAACTGGATTATTGATATCAGATGTTGTCCAAGCAGTCTTAATACTTATATTATTATCTATTAAACCTTTTATAAATCGTTTGTAATGTGTAATGGCTCGGCCTCTTATAGTAGTTAAGAGTTCTGTCAATCTTTCTTCATTTTGAAAATCGAGTATTTCATTTATATAGTTCAAAGTATGGTCCATAGTCGAGCCACCAAACAAATCAAGGTCATCTTGAATATACATATGTAAGTTAAAAGATGCAGCCGAAGTACTAAAAATATGCAATTCAGGATTAACTTGACGATCTACAGAATTATTGCATATTTTTTTATGCGTGTTGATAACAAAATCTTGATAACTTAATATCAATGGGGATAGTACGGATGCTTTTATATCATATGAATTATTAGTGCTGATAAATCCCAGATGGATAATAGGCTTATGGTAGGTTATTCGTTCTTTAACTATGTCTGTATATCTGTTTTGTTCAATTACAAAAGCTTCCTCTTCTGGAAGCATATACTCTTCAACATTACTCCGTCTATCGATTATTTCAAATTCATGATCTTTTACAACATATAAAATATAGTATTCATTTGGAATCTCTGGACTTGTATATAATGATCGTAAATCAATTTTACCGGATAATAGTAATGCAAGTTTATTTACCGAAATCCGTATAGCAATATATTTATCTTGATCATCGTCTGAATATAACATACATAAATAGCGAGTCTGTACTCCATCCAAACCCACGAATAACTGTATTGTATCATAATACAATAATATTTGATCTATGTATATTGCTCTATTCATTCACTAATCTCACTGTTTTAATATCAAACTCTTTAGAACGCCACCATGAATAATGATTTGTAGAATTCTTATTAGGTGTATGTGCTATTAAACCATCTGATTTAGTTAATACTAATTCGCCGATATATATATTCTTACCTTTAAATTTAGGCAGTTTAGAAATAACTCGGCAACTTTCGACATCAGTAAACAATGATATTGCCTTGGCCTGACATTCACTAACAAAAACTTTCTTGTCAGGATTCAATGCTCTATATGATAAAAAATCAGAATTAACTGGTTGTGTAGAGTTTATGATACGATAATATGATTCTCCAGAAGGTTCCATTGCATCTGAAGGAGGACAACTATCGGGCAAATTCTCGTACCAATCCATATTTTGGACATTAAATATTTGTAAATATAATACACCGATACAAATATTACAATACATTATGTGGAAATTTCAAAAATTTTCACATATGAAACTTTGTCGCAAAAATCGACGGCCGTTGGCAGTTTTTCGATTTAATTGCCTATTTTTGTAGATGGTTCCGTGCCGATCCGCGGAACTAACATATTACGAACGTTTCGTTACGTTTTCTTTCACGCTCAAACTTCGCAAACTTGACACATTGAAAGAGATGTAACTGGACGCCTCGTGGACGCTTGTATTGTGCCCGCAGGCCTTTGGCTTGTTATGTGCATGATACACGTTTCGCGTGGGCTGTCCGTGTTACTTGTTTCAATGTGGGGCAGCGAAGGCCTGAGCGTGGGATAAGTCAATGCGGCAACCCACGTTTTTTATGGCTTTCGATTACGATTACACGGGCAATCCAGCTCTGCTCGACCGCCGGAAGGTCGCCTTCTTCGCCTCGCGCGTCGTCTCGCCCTCCGTCGAGGAGCAGGCCTTGCGCTGGGCCAAGGCGTGTTGCGCAACCGATCGCGTCGTAATCAGCGGTTTCCAATCTCCGCTCGAAAAATCCCTCTTTGAACTCTTGCTGAAAGCCCGCCACCCGGTGATCTGGGCCCTGGGGCGAGCCCTCTACCACCGTTACCCACCCGACGTTGAAGAGGCGCTGGCCGAGCAGCGCATCCTGATCTTTGCTGTCCGCAACGCCCGCCGAACGGGTTGGCAAACGGCCCAAACCCGCAACTACACCATCGCCTCGATGGCCGAGGAGAGCGTCTATGCTGTCAACGAGCAGGGCCGCACGAGTTCGCTCGGAGTGCTTTATGGTCTAGAGGTCGGCACGAAGCCCGTGCGTCTTATCTCATCGCCTGCATCATGCGGTTCAGCACTCGCCGGAACGAACTGAACTCCGAATAGCGGCGACGGCCGGTGAGGGTGATGTGAAAATCTTCGAGGCGTTCGTAAGCCTCCAACTGCGTCGGATAGAGATCGCGCATGCGGAGGTAGAGTTCCGCGAAGCCCTCGAACGAGAGGAAATGCCGCATTTCGGGTGTGAGCGGCGTCAGGGCCGAGAGTTGTTTCTCGATGCGTTCGCGTTCGGCCGTAATGACCGGAGAATGGTAGCGCCGGTACTGTTTTCGATTCATCTTTCTGTTCATCGTCGTATCGTTTCAGAGAGTCAATAATCCTCGGTTTTCGTATGGGTTTCGTTCATCGCCCGCCTGCGCCGTCATCCACTCGCCGAGAGCCATGATTGAGGCGACGATGCCGTCGATCTTCTGCGTCGAGCGCTCCTTGTCGGGCTTAATGTTTCCGGCCGGGTCGCTTTTGACAACCGTCGAGGCGAGCATCCACCGCAACACGGGGTTGCCGAAGTGTTCGATGCGGCCCGTGAGCACCAGTTTCTCGAATTCGCGCGTCGGGGCCGACATAGAGCCGTAACCCTGACCGAATGGATTGCAGGTCATGCCCTCGTTCTGGAGGTCGATGATCGTCTGCGAGGCGTTCCAACGATCGTATGCCGACGAACGCAGGTCGTAGTCGGCCGTCCGGCGGAGGATGTCGGCCTTGACAAAGTCGTAGTCGATGACGTTACCCGGCGTGACGGTGACATATCCGCCGGCCACCCAACGGTCGTAGTTGATATTCTCGCGGCGGATCTTTTCGAGCATCTTATCCTCGGGTATCCAGAAGTACGGCATGAGTTGAAAGCGGTCGTTCTCGTGAAATAAAAGCACATAGGCCGTGATGTCGGAGACGTTCGAGAGATCGAGACCACCCCAGCAGGCGCAGCCGCGCAGTTCGTCGGGCGAGGTCGTACCGACACACTTCTGCCATGCGTCGTCGAGAATCCACGTCCGCTCGGCATCGACCCACAGATTGAGGTTCTTCGTCATCACGTTGCGCACGGCCTCGGGACGGTTGCGGGCATCGCGCACCTGGTCGGCAAGGTAGTCGGCCGAGAGCGAAACGCCGAGGTTGGGGTTCGACTTTATCCACATGCGCGGGTCGTCCCACTCCTCGTTCGTGTCGAGCGTATATATGATGCCGAACAGCGTATCGTCCTCGTTCACCTCACGCAGTACTTTAATCACGTTCCCGCGGTAGGCATAGCATGCGCCCGACTTGTTGAAACCGGCGGTGGTTATGATGAACATCAGCGGCTGGCGGCGTGCGCCGAAAGCCGACTTGATGACGTCGAACATCCCGCTGTCGCGGTGAGCATGGAACTCGTCGATGATGCCGCACGAGGGATTCAGACCGTCGTGCGTGCCGTAGTCCGACGACAAGGGCTTCATCATGCCGCCGCGCGCTTCGTAAACGATAGAGTTGCGGAACGGCGTGAGGTAGTGCTTGAGGTCGGTGGCACGGACAACCTCGACGGCATCGGCAAAGCAGATTTTCGCCTGGTCCTTGACCGTGGCAGCCGAATAGACCTCGGGGCGCGACTCGCCGTCGGCGAAGAGCATGTAGAGCCCCACGCCGGCCGAGAGTGCCGTCTTGCCGTTCTTACGGGCGATCTCGATATAGGCATAGCGGAAACGGCGTGTGCCGTCGGCATTCTTCCAGCCGAAGATATTCCACAGCACAAAGTGCTGCCACGGCTCGAGCCGGAAACGGCGACCGGCCCACTCGCCCTTGGTGTGCTTGAGGCGCTCGATGAAACCGATTGCACGCAGCGCTGCCCGGCGATCAAAGTGCCAACCGCGTTCGAGTGCGCAGTCCTGATCGGCATAGTAGCGGCGCACAGCCAGACGGACGTATTCGCAGACCAGTATGCGGCCGTCGCGCACCTGTTCGGCATAAATCTCGGCGGGATATTTTTTCGTCGTTGTCATACTATTCCATCTCTTCAAACTCCGCGAAGTCATCTTTTGGAGCATCATCGGCAAGCAGGGCCGCAACGCGGTGGCGGCTTGCGGGCGTCAGTCCGAACTCCGCCGCCAGCGAACGGGCGTTGGCGAGCGCGCCCTCGGCGATACGCCGCTTGGGATTGACTACCGTTGTCGGACCGTTGCGCGTCATAACCTCCACGGTCGCGCCTTCGCGTTCGACGGCACGCATCATGTCATGGTAAAGACCCATCTCGCGGGCATAAGCCACGACCAGATCTACGCCCACGACCTCCAGAAGCCGTTTGTGGATAAGTTCCGCCGTCACGATTCCGAAAACCTTGCGGGCCGTACCTTTCAGGCCGGAACGCGGTACGGCAACGACATTCGTGGCTGACGGCTTTGCTCCGCCCGTCATGCGGCACGGCTGGTCGGTGCCGCGCAGCGTCTTCAGCGTGTCGGGTATCTTTCTGCGTCCTTTCATCTCTTTGGCTTGTTTTTTATTGTCACAACTTGCCGGTATCGGCAAGAATCGTTATATTTGGATCGGAAATCGGCCTTCTAACTTGCCGATACGACGTTCGGTTATGGAGTACATTTCAGTCGCGGCATTCGCCGCAAAGCACGGCATCGCGGAACGCACGGCTCGCAACTACTGCGCCTCGGGAAAGATCGAGGGAGCCTTTCTTACGGGCAAGACCTGGAACATCCCGGCGGATGCCGCATTGCCCATTCGCAAGCTGCGAGCCGGGCATGTCATGCCGCTGTTGGAGGTGTTGCGCGAGCAGAAGGAGATGCGTCTCAAGGGCGGCATCTACCACCGCACGCAGATCGACCTCACCTACAACTCGAACCACATCGAAGGCAGCCGGCTGACCCACGACCAGACCCGCCACATCTTCGAGACCGACACGGTGGGCGTCGAGGGCGAAACGCTGCGCGTGGACGATATCCTCGAAACCACGAACCACTTTCGCTGCATCGACACGATTATCGACCGGGCCGAAGAACCGCTCACCGAAGCCTTCATCAAGGAACTGCACGCACAACTCAAGTCCGGCACGTCGGACAGCCGCAAGGAGTGGTTCGCCGTGGGCGACTACAAGCGTCTGCCCAACGAGGTCGGTGGCATGGAGACCACGTCTCCCGAAGAGGTACACCGCGAGATGAAGCGACTCCTGGCGGAGTACAACTCCCGGCGCCACAAGACACTCGACGACATCCTCGACCTGCACCAGCGTTTCGAGTGCATCCACCCGTTTCAGGATGGCAACGGCCGCGTCGGAAGGCTCCTGATGTTCAAGGAGTGTCTGGCAGTCGGCATCGTTCCCTTCATCATCACCGACGACCTCAAGATGTTCTACTACCGCGGTCTGCAGCAGTGGCCCGCCGTGCGTGAATATCTGCGCGACACCTGCCTCACGGCGCAGGACAACTACAAGGCCCTGCTCGACTACTTTCGAATTCCGTACTGACCTTTTGCAACCGGTCCGTGATACCGATATTGCCAATTCTGCACGCGTGTGTACGCGATTGGGGCTGCGATTACGTTTTGAAGGGTACGAAGGAATTCCGCCCCCTTCCCTCAACGGCGCAAGGCCCGGCCCGGGGCACTCCGGTTGGTCCGGTCGCCGCAAAAAGCAGGATGATGCTGCGTTGGGAACAGAATCTGGAACCACGTGTCCCTCAAAATATTGGCATGATTCATTAATTCACTGTACTTTAATCATCCGTCCGATTAAGGTCCGACAAAATCAGATTTCCGACAGCCCGCGACGGCGAGTGATGCAGGAGTTTACGCTGCTGCGCCATCTCGACATAGATGCGCGTGGTTCTTGTATCGGAGTGTCCCATCATGTCCTTGACCGTCTCGATGTCCACGCCCTGCTCGACCATCAGCGCTCCGAAGGTATGCCGCAGCGAGTGCGCCGAGAGTTTCGGATGCACAAGGCCGATGCGGGCCAGTCGCTGCTTCACGATGCGGCCGATAGTCTGCCTGACCAGTCGATTGTCGCATTCGGGTTTGTGCGAGATGAAGAGCGGTGCGGAGGCATTCCACGGCCGGTCGGCAACGTACTCGGCAAGACGCTCCACGGTGTCGGGATGCAGCACGACGATCTCGTTCTTCTCCGTGCGGCCTTTCCGTTGGACTACCAGCACCGGTTCGCCCTCCCGCTCCGCGAAGTCCCCGAGGTCGATGCGTTCCACCTCGCAGGTACGCAGTCCGTTGAACAACATCAGCGAGAGCATCAGCCGGTCGCGCCGCCCGATGACGGTCGTCGTGTCGATCGACTCCAACAGCCGCCGGGCCTGCTCGGCTGTAAGCGGCAGTTTGCTGTACCCCGACCGGCGACGGCTGCTCCGGATTCCTGCGGCGATATTGTCGCAGTAACCGTGACGCTCGCAGAAGCCGTAGAAGAGTTTCACAACGGTAACGAGGCTGTTCACCGTCAGGAGGCTACGCCCTTCGCGTTGCAGGTGCTGCTTGTACTCCACGACGTGCCGCCGTTCGGGCGACCGCGTATCGACCCCAGCGGCCGACAGCCAGCGGAACCACAGGGCCAGTTTGCGTTCGTAGTCCCGGGCCGTGGAGGGCAGAATGTCGCACTCCGAGAGCCATTGGGCAATTATTTCGTTCAAGTTCAGTGTCGTTCGCATCGTTTCTCATGTTTCAAACAATGGGCGTGAGGCGCCATAAAGCCTTTTGACTGATTGCAACCACCGCCGCACGCCCATTCTCACCGTTTTACTTCATAGGCATTGATTTTTGAATTTGTCGCTGATGACGCTCTGTGCCGGATTTGCGGTTGTGGCAGGCTGCACAGAGCGATTGGAGGTTCTCAAGGTCGAGCGGCGCACCGCCCTGGTTCACGGGACGAATGTGGTCCACGACGTGAGCCGGAGTGTGGCGGCCCTGTGCAAGGCAGCGCTCGCAGAGCGGCTGCCGGTGCAGTTGCTCGGCCCGCAGCTTCCGCCACGCCGTCGAACGGTAGAACTCCGTATTGGCATGCCGGCGGCCCATCTGCGGAGCATGCTCCGGCTGCCACGGGCGACGGCATGTCCTTTTCAATGTCGGCATGGTCAGAAGATGATTTCGGGGTTGAGCGGCAGGTCGTGGTCCTCGGTCTCGAAGCCGACGATGCGCACGATGCGGGCATCGGGATAGCGCTCGCGCAGTTCGCGGGCCGAGATACCGTACCTGGCGAAGTCGGCCGTATAGGCCGCCGGACCGAAGCGTGCCATGTTTGCCCGGAGATTTTCAATCTCGACCTCCGTCCATTTTTCGATTTCACCGTTGTGGGTCACATACTTGCGGCGACCGTCTTCCAACAGATGGATGATTCGTTGCAGTTTCATATCTCATTCTTGTTTCAGTGTCAGCGCAGGCTCTCGCCCCGGAACTCCACGGCCCGGCACAGGCGGGTCAGACGGTCGAATGTCCGCTCGCCGTAGCGACGCAGTAGTTGCTCCTTCGAGAGATTCGTTGCGAGGAACAGCGGCCGCAGGCGACGTTCCGCCGCATTGACGATGCGGTTGAAACCCTCGTAGCGTTCGCCGTAATCGTTGATGAGCGGCTCGACTCCCACCTCGTCAATAATCGGAAAGGGGGTCCGGGTCAGAAAGTCGAGGTTCGAGCAGGTCGGGTCGCATCCGGCCGTACTGGCGGCAAAGAGATAGGGCTTGGTCAGTTCGTCGGCATGTACCGGACAAGCGTGAAAACCCTTCATGGCCAGCAGTACGGGAATCACGCCGGTCAGTATCGTACTCTTGCCGCGTCCGCAGTCACCCCAGAGCAGCAGCCCGCGGCCATCGGTGGCGGTCATCCATCCGATGACGGAAGCGTATTCGGGCAACGGACGGTAACGGACAACCGTGCGATCCACACGCCGAAAGATTTCGCGGAAGAGGGCTTCGCTTCGTTCGCGGTCGCCCCATGAAAGGCTTTCAGCACGGCGGACGACAAGTCGCTTTTCCGCCGAAAGGCGGTCGATGATTGTAGCAAGAGGTTCCATGACGAGGTGTTTTGCAGGGTGAATATACGGCATGTGATATGTGGGGAATGAGGTCATTGTCTCACTTGGTGCTGCGGTCGAACTTTTCCAGAAGACGACGGGCATGCTCCTCCGTTGCAGGATGCAACACATCTCCGGAATTTCGGGTACGTGACGGCGCGGAAGTATCGCCCGGCCGCAACGGGAACAGTCCCGCCCAGTTGTTGGCAATGCTCCGGTCGATCACCGCTGCGGCAACGGCCGGATCGTCGCCCGAGAGGTCGCGGAGCAACGCAAGGCACTTGCGGGCGCCCATCTCGCTGCGGTAGCCTTCGCGGCGCGAACGTTTGTACTCCAGCCAGATACTCATTGGTGCGCGCCATGCCTCGTCGAGCGATGCGAGGAACTGCGACAGGTTCTGCCGCATGGGTTCTCTCTTTTCGGCGCAACCTTTTCTCTCCTCCCGCCGGCGCAGCGCTTTTTCTTTTTTGCTTGTTTTTTCTTTTTCCGGAATAATTCTGTCCTGTATGGAGACGGTGGCGGTCGGCGTTGCGGATTGCAACGCTTTGCCGGTCATCGAATGAATTTGCGTGGCAGAAACCGTCGTGTCGTGCTCTGCCGGATGACGCTCAAAGGGATTCAAACGATAGATGGCACTCCGGCGTCCGCGCTGTCCGCGGACAGAGATAACGCCCCGCTCAACCAAAATGCGCCGCATGCGGCAGATGGTCGATTTGTCGAGTTTTGTGCGGTTCTCCAGCACCGAGAACGGGGCCGAAAACTCCTCGCGCCAGCCACAGCGGTTCGCCGTGAACATCAGGGCATGCCACAGCACGATGGCGTTCGAGGGCAAAGACTCCGTTTCAAGCCAATCGTAGAAATGTCGTATCTCCGCGAGGTAGTTCATTGCCGGCCGTGTTTGCACAGAAGACGCTCCAGTTCGCTCCGCTGCGGTTCCGCAGGACGGGCCACCAGCCCCATGTGTACGAGCAGGTCGATTTTCGGGATACGGACGCCGCCGTTGGCCGCTACTTTGCGAATGCCGTAACGACGACAGTCGCGGTCGAGTTGCCGCAGCGACTTGCCAAGCAGGTCGGCCGCCTCCTGACGTGTAAGCAGAATCGTCTCGGCCGACTTGTCGTCCATGCCCTTCAACTCCTCAACCCGTTGCTGAAGCGAGAAGATGCAACCCTGCATCTCTTCGATGATTGCGTTCAGTTCCATAACCATTGTTTTGCGATTTCCAAGGGCAAAGTTCCTGAAACGGATGCAATAAAACTACCCACGTGGATACCCACGTGGGTGAAGTTTATTTGCAACCGACTGTTAATCAGATCGTGGTTTGCTATTGCCGCGCAGCCTCCTGCAAGGAGTCGATGAATGCCGTTGTCCGGATTTTGCGATCCTTGACGCTGCGTTTCAAATCGCGCGGCGCACCCAGTTTGATATTGTATAGCCATTCGTGCTGACGCACGACTTCGGTGAACGGAGCATTGCCGAATGCCCCGAATTCGGAGGCGTAGACGAGAAATTCAGCCAGATCAATCGGCTTGCATCCCCAATGCAGCGGGGATCTGCAAACTGGAGAAACGGAGGTGAAGAGTTCGGGGTTGGTCAGCCGTTTGTTATTTTGCGCGATGCAGGTGCGCAGATTGGACCTGGCCCGTAAAACGAACAGGCGCAATAATGTGTTATTTTTTTTTGCTGGAAAAAATATGCTCCAAAATACACAAGGTATCCTGGAGCATGAAGTCGATTGTCCGATATCCGCCGCTGCCGTCAAGCAGGTCAAGAAGTGCGGTCTGAAAGTCCTTGAAGTCCGAGCGAAGTTCTTCATCCGTCAATGTACAGGGGGCATGCCCCAGTGCCGTCTGCATGAAACGGCAATCCAGCAAAGTGTTCATGGGTTGTTAAAGTTTGGTTGGGAATCCAATATTAATTAGGTAATATCTTTTCATTATGTGTAGATGGGGATAATATAATCTACTAATTTACAGATCAAATGTATGATATTTCTCTTCTTATACAATATGCTATTTCATCCTATTTTTACCGTCGAAAATAGAATGCAATATCACTATTCGATCTTTCTTCAAATTCTTATTTCTTTTTCAACACCACAATGAATTGCAGAAAATTTCATATCTTTATAATCTATTTTGTATGGAAAATATGTGTATGATAAATTGGACTGCTGTAAGTGCTATCATTACAGCTATTACGGCATTGGTTGCTGTCATAGCATTGTGGCAGAATAAACAGCAGCTTAATGAGATGCGGCAGCAATGATTGGAGGATCGTCGTGCTCGACTAAGTTTTGGTATTATATCGAATGATGGACTTTTCTTGCTGCGAATAACCAATGTGGGGAAGGAAACGGCGTACAATATATCCATGACGTTAACTGGAGATCTTATCGACAATCATTACTCCGAAGCGGTAAAGAATTCGTATGTAAGGTTGCAAAACAGGACATTTGCCATAGAAGCCGGGGTAAGTAAATATTTCTACTTGTCGAGAGTAAAAAGCGATATGGATAGCGAGATAACTCTATACCGCGAAAAGTTCATGCAACGTGACATAAACAAGTGGCTTGACAATAATATGGATTCTCCACTACATATAGCCGGAACATATTGCGGCAGATATTCAATCGAAGAATCTTTCTGCATAAGCGACTTTATTATGGAGGGCAGTATGAAAATCAAAGACGAGTTGGCTGCATCCATGGAGGGTATTCAGAAAGGACTTGTACTGAACAACCAGCAATATATGCCCATACAGAAAAGTCTGGACGTCATAGCGAAAAAAATTACGAAAGAAGAATAAACAT